ACCACCATAACCGCAGCCTGAATCACCAGCGGTCCACTAGCGGTAAACGTTGATCCAATCGGCCGCACTGCATTTACGGCAGCCTGTGCGGCTGATAGAAGGGTAGCCGGCGGACTTCCGCTACCATCATCGACGATAGCGCAAAAGTTTCCGATCTCCGGAAGTCCAGAAACTGTCTGGTTCTCCAACACGGCATATCGCAGTCCCTGCTGAAGGTTAGCAATCGAGGAAAGAATGGCAAGTTCAGTTGCGAGCGAACGACTATTTATGTAGAGATGAAACCTTGACCGAAATGCGGCATCTAACTCTGGGTCCATCCCGCCAGTTGTCGGAATTGCGTTGGTCACCGTATCGACACCAGGGATGGGTGAGGCAAGTAATCCAATTGCCCCGGCCAACACGTTGCCCGCCGAACCTGACTTGGTTGCAATGACGGGTACGTTGACGCCTGTATTCTCTGCAAGTAGCGTATATCCCGAACTGCCGTTCCACGCCGGGTTACTCGTCTCAGCGGTGACGGAAAATGTCTGAAGACCTTGGGCCACCCGTACAATTGAATTGACAGGTATTGTGGTCGTTACGCCCGTAGTGTACCTGCTGAAAGTCACAATCCCAATGGCGCTAGTGGCAGGCAGGCGCGTCAGCGAAAAATCTGCCATCCAGCTATCCAGGTCTGGTCCAATGCTTGTGGCGGCTCGAGTCATCGACAGGACTTGAAGTATCAGCCATTGCATCCACAACGCTATAGAGGCGGCGGCTTCCAATAGTGCTCGCAAAACACTACCTACGGTCAAATCGACTAATTGTGAAGCATTGCCCTGTAGGGTTGCTCCCATCTGTTGCACCATTGCCGAAAAACTTTGCACCGGTAGTTGCATATTAGCTGTCCACCGTGAACGTCAGGGATTGAGTAGCGCCATTCGTTGCGTCTACGTATGATATAGCGACGTACACGCTGCCGTTCGGAAATGCCTCTGCAACAACGGCAGGATCCGGCTGGCGAGCGATCGCTGCCTCCTCGAATATCTGGCTCTTTATCGTGCCAACAATTTGTCGTTCATTGATCGTGGTGCCTACAAATTGACCAAGGCCCGCACCGTAATCTGGATGCCACACATAGTCATTGGAGTTAGTTAATAGTCTTCTCAGAACTCTTTGCTGCCCGAGTCCACTACCGGAGGCCAGAGCGATGTCGCCTGCAGGTCCGGTAACTAGGTCGCCGCCCCAAGACAATGTTGCATCATTCATCATGATCGCAGCTCAATCGGTTGGAGAAGGTGGCGTCTCACTCGGAGGGTGACCATGCACATCATAGTGCCCGCGCAAGGCGGCAAGCGATCCATGGTAATCGGATACCTCACCGGTGACCTGGAGGTTGCCACGATGCAACCACGTGCCGCTACTTTCAATTGATCCGTCATTGTGCAACTTGAGGAAGCTTCCGCTGCTGTGAACCAGCCAAAATTCACCGGCGGGCGCTTGTGGCGGGGGCACGTCATTCGACCAGAACCGACCTACAACCAAACCCTGCTCGGCGTCACCTTCCTGCCATAAGACTACTACTTGGTCACCGGGCTGCGGTGCGCAGGCCAAGCCCCAGCCGTTGCCGACCCAGGGTGCTGCGATGGGCAACCAGCCTGATAAGATACCTTCCGGCTGCACGGTAACCCTCGCCGTAAACGTGCTCGGATCTACAGAACTTACGATGCCGATTCGGGGATGTGCCCATTTCTGGTCTAATTGAGCCATTTGACCCTTCAGGATATTGAAGAAATGGTCCATGAAGGCCGCCTAGCCTGAACTTGTTGCGTGAATCCATGCCTTAGGGAAAATCGTCGCTCAACCTCGTATACCATATAAACACCATCGAAGTCTGTGTTCGTATTGGCGAGCTGAATTTGCATCCGCGGCATGGTCGTGAGGTCAGCCGGAGTTTCATAGCTCAGGGTCCGCTCATGCCCGCCCAACTGCGAAACCAACTTTTGCGCCAAGGCCTGCGCGTCGCCTAAAGACAGATTAGGACGCAGCGCAACCATTGACGCCGTGCCAGTCGCGATCGATCCATAGCTGGCTTGGGCCGAAATGCCTTGCTGCGATGCAGAGTCCCAACTTTGCACCCGAACTGTAAATCCTGCGCCAATGCTAAGATCGCGGCTGAGCCGCATATCAAGGCAATTTGCAGGCGCAACGACTGCTACAATAGCAGATGTCGAGGCAGGCTGAAAATACAGAGTGGCCCCAGCGACCCAGATATCATAGCCCTCCAACTGCGCAAGCCAGGACAATACGTCCCATTCCGTTGTCGCGCGGCCATGCTGGCTTAATGCCGACCGCGTATGGCCGTCCTGATAATACCGACCTATGAGAGTGGTTGTTGGCGTCACCGACGCCGAAATGCCGTGACGCCCACATAATAGAGTTGCGACATCGCTCGATGTAAGATTTTGAAAGCTCTCTTGTGTCTGCGCCGCGATGAAAATTGCCGTTCGGTCGCGTCCGGTGACAACAATATTATTTCGTATTGCATCAACTTCGATGGTATCGGCGAAACCAGAAATTAGTGACTGCCATATTTCATCGACACAAAATTGTAGTTCGATCTGAATTGGTAGCGTCGTCCAAACCCCGTAGTCACTCGAACTCAGTGTTGCTCGAAACATGAAGCTATCCGCGCCAAGATACGCATTTGATCGGATTTCGGCTTCATATACTCCGACTATTGGTAAACCATCGACGATCACCTGTAGGTTTGGTAGGCGAACATTAGTCTGCGACAAGGCTTGCTCCCGTGGCATTGGCGGTGTCGGGAATGATAAGGGTCGTCAAACCGTTAAGCCATGGGTCGGATATGCCATTGGCACCCGCGATTACATACCACAGCGTCGCATCGCCAAGCCATCTATTTGCAATATCGAATAGATTGCTGCCGGTTAACGAAATGCTTTGCATTAGAATGAAACCTGCGCAAAATTGGCTATTGCCCTTGAGACATAACCACTAGCCGCCGCCGCCATTGCAATGGTTGCGGCGCCACTTACCACGGTTGGAAGATCTGTAGCCGCGAGATCGTTCTCCGAACTCTGTATCGTTTCTGCGATGCTCCGCGCCGTGCTCTGCAGTACTAAATTCGCCGATGCATACGGTGCCGTGCCGGACCCCGACGAGCCGGCCGCCGCAACTGCTAAAGTGGCTGCGGATACATCCGTAAAGTTGGCGGCACTCGAAAGGTCTGATGCAACAGCACTCAAAATAGAAACTACAGCAGCCAAGGCTGGTGTGCCCGGGTCATCCACAACGACGCAACTGATCTTGTATGGAATCCACCAGCTGTTGCAGAATTCAAATTGCAGATCTCCAATCACCACCGAATAGAAGAATTCATCCCAAGCCAGTGTCGCTGGCTGCCCTAAAATTCTGAGAGCGTCTAACGCCCGGGCCCGGTCCGTTGCACCCGCACCTGAGAGAATTCCCCGCCAGGTAATGTCCGCATCGTCTGGCCCCAGCGCGTCAACCACGCGCACGCCGCCAGGTAACCGATACACCGCCAGGGATTGCCTGCCGCCGAAGGCAATGACCGAAGGTACTTCAAACGCTGCGAAATCGACGTCGCCTAGTGAAAGGCCCATCGCTTAAACTCCAATCATCGTGCCCGCGGGAAGTCGGTTGCGCGTCGGGTCAAAGGCTGAACCGCTGCTTGGTTGGCGCGCAGCGGCCTGTGTCAACGTGCGCGCCATCCAGCGTCCGACCAAAGTGCCATCGAGAAACACATCACCTTCCGTTGGACCCGACTTGGACGCCGAAGATGTTGACGAATCTCCGCCCTGCGATGACGCGAGCGTTGGCGTGGGGTCAGGACTTGAGGATACTGTGGTGCCGAATGTTCCAAGACCGGGCATCTCTCTCTCTCCCCGCCGGGCAGAGTTCGTTGGACGGTCCTGGCCTACCCCGAAAGGCGCCGATGGTTTCTGCTGGCTGGGGGCGGCGGAAAATGATGCCCGTCCAATAGTCGCGGCGCTGAGGTTTTGCGCTGGCGTGGGTCCTGCACCCGCCGAGGCATTGGTAGGCCCATATGGCCAACCCGGCGCTACGCCGAGCGTTGGAGGGATGTTACGAGGTGCCTCCGCCCGCGCCGGGGCCACTCGCAGAACGCTGCTCGCGTGCTCTGCGGCGCCAAAGGCAGGCCGGCTTGTCGGCGCTGGCTGTAATGGACCCATTCTCACGGAAACGCGCCGCGGCGTGTCATCCTCGCTTGTTTGAGAAAGCGGGGTTAAATCGTTTCGCTCAATTGGCGTATGCATTCCGTTGTGAGCGGTTTTTGTCGCGCTCCCCGCTCCCGCGCTGAGGGGCGGGCGCAGCTTCGCCGGCGTTATCGAAGCGATCTTGTCGGCATGATTTAGCTTCAGTATTTCCGGCGTGTAATAATTGGCGGGAACCATCAGTTGCCCTGTGGCCCCTCCAAGCTGCCGGTCAGAGTGGCTCCACGAGGCCATGTTGTCGTGGGTTCCACGCTGCAGGGCAGCAGTTGTTTCGCGATCCTCGACCGTGCCCGATCGAGGCGGGCGAGCCCTAGACTGAGAAATTGCAACGGCGTCCGGGGCGGCCGCGCGCCGTCCGTTATAACCGTTTTGATTAAAAAACCGACCTTGCGATATGGTCAATCCACCGTGAGAGAGCGCCAGCTTGTGCTTCGCGACCAACACGGCTTGGGTCACCCAACGTGGTGCAGACTCAGCCACGTCATTATCGATCTTGTCATCCACGCGCGCCTCCAAGTGAAAGGGTAGAAAACGACTGCGCGCAGCCTGACACGAATTATATTGAAAAATCGAGATCGCCAGACCCCGGCAGTGGTCGGGAACTCTGCCAAAGCGCGCGACAAGCAGGTGTAACCTGGCTGCCTCGTTCCTCGACTTAACCTATTTGGGCGGTTGGTGGTGATGTGATGACAGCTGAGTCGACATAGGCGGTTGCGATGCCCTATGCTTTCAGCCACGCACGATTATCCCAATCATATTCAAGGCCTCCAAGCTGTCCCAAAGCCACGATCCACGCCAATCGATCAACAACCGGCAGTGAAAACGCCACATCAAAAGGCACCCCGTTCTTGACCAAATACAGGCAGTCTACGAGATCGGGGTGCCGGCTCAGTTTCCCGCCGCCATCTGCTCCTCGTCTTCGGAAGGTTCTGCGACCATAGCGTTAGCAATAGCAGAGAGCCCGTCATCACCCAGCCTGTGAACCAGCGCTTCCAGTTGACCTTCGGTAACGGGAGGGGGCACCGGCACATCATCGATTGCGGTTACCGCGACGGCGAGCAAAGCAATGCCAAGATATGGCGCGTTTTGCGATAGATCGGGCCCAAGCGCCTTGAAAAGGCGCAAGCGATCAAGAGCGGAAACTCGCCTCAAGGAAAGTTGCCGGCCGCGCAAATCGCAAATAGCGATCGGTGCCAAAGCAGCAGCAATAATGCGGCTGGTTGGAGTATCCATCACAGGCGCTGCCGTTGTGTAGCATAAAACTCAAGTCGCTGTCTGACGCTCGAGTCACCACGCCAGGAACCGGAGTTTGCAAGCTTGAACACCACGCCGCTATATTGATAGGTTGACGTAGATCCATCCACTTCAGCAATGTATTGATATACTGTGCCCGCTGGAAGCGAGCCGACGCTGAAGAATGCACTCTCCGCGCCTGCAATGAAGTCGTCCACCGCGCTGGTGCCCCGCTCCACTTCGAAGCTGCCATCCCAACCTTTCGGCAATTCCGCGCCCATTGGCACCCCGTCCAATCGGTCCAGCCTTACAGATTGGGTAATCTGACGACTCTCAAATCCGGTGACATATGTCAAGTCCACGCGGCCGAACGG